CAGCTGTCAATGCAGGCAATACTCATATCAATGTAGGTAACCTTACATCTCCCAATTCATCTATTACATTTGGATATTCTTCGCCAAATATTACTGCGGTAGTGAATCCATCGGTAATTCAAGATCTGCATACAGCAAGATATATTGTAAGCGCTGGCGGCCTTCCTGATGGTGCAAATTATACCACTATTGCTTCAGCTATTGCCGCTGCAACGGGAGCAGGTGGAAACCAAACTGTTTTCATTCAGCCGGGAACCTATACAGAAAATCTAACTCTTGTGTCAGGTATAAATCTTGCAGCATATGATTGTGATGCTCTTACACCAAATGTAATTATCAGCGGTACTTGTACTTTTACAGCTGCAGGTACAGTCTCAATCAGTGGAATAAGGCTCCAGACTAATAGTTCTTTTGCTTTAGCAGTTACAGGATCAGCTGCTTCCATAGTTAATCTAACAAATTGCTTTATCAATGCATTAAATAATACAGCTATATCCTTTACCTCATCTTCAGCATCAGCATCAATTTTTATTAACAAATGTAATGGAAATATAGCAACCACAGGTATTGCATTATTTGCTCACAGCTCTGCCGGAACTTTAAGATTTTTTGATAGTTTTATTTTAAATTCAGGTAATAGTACTACTGCAAGTACTGTTTCAGCAGGAAATATTTTTACCAATTTTTGCGGTTTTAATAATGTTTTTTCACTGAGTAATGCCGCTAATTGGGATGGATCTCATAGTGTTATTAATGCAGCTCCTATAAATACTGCTTGTATCACCACTGCAAATACATCTGTTGTAAATCTTGATTTTACAACTTTTATTTCTGGTACGGCTTCTGCATTATCTATAGGAGCAGGAACTACAGTTACATTAAACTCGTCTAGAGTAGCCAGCAGTAATGCTAATCCAATTACTGGTGCCGGAACTATTTCGTATGGTTTTATTACGTTTCCAAATAATTCATCAATTAACACCACTACACAATCAGGTTATATATCTAGGACTGGCATTACACAATCAACTTTACAGCCAGCTTTTATGGCGCTTTTAAGTGCAGATGCTGCTAACGTGACAGGAGATGGGACAACATATACGCCCATTCCTAATACGGAAGTTTTTGATCAAAATGCCAATTATAATAACGCTACTGGAACATTTACAGCACCTTTTACTGGTAGATATCAATTCAGTTGCGGCGTAGGCACAGCGGTTCTTGGTGCTGGCCATACACAGGGACAATTATGGATCACAACTTCAAATCGAATTTATATTTGTGTTGATAGTAATTTTGCTGCAATGAGAGATAGTGGAAATATACTCGATCTTTCCTTTAGTGCTCTTACGGATATGGATGCAGCAGATACAACAATTTTACAGGTTACAGTTAGCAATTCAACTAAAACAGTTTCTGTAAGAGGAGGGGCTACAAACGCTCTTACTTATATTTCAGGTTGGTTAGTATGTTAGGTAAAAAAAAATGAAAATTAGTGTAAACGATCAAGAAATTTTTACTCTCAGTGAAACTCAAAAGAAGGTCATTAAGAATGATATACCTTCTGAGATTTTTGATGAGGATATGAAGCGCAGACTCAAATGGGTTCTTCTCGATGAAAAATATAGTCGATGTATGGAAAGACTACGCAAAGAATGGGAGCCCCGTCTAAAGGAAGCAGGTATGGCTATGCTACCGACAAATGATGATCAATTTGCTGAGATGGTATTCGCAAGACCAGATTACAAAAACAGATCACAACGTGAAGCTGCATCGCTCATATAATTACAATTGTGGCATTTCTGACTTTGGATAAATAACAATCTCCAAAGAAACATTGTCTCAAAATATTGAACGTTTTAATGTTCTCTGTCTCTTAAGGAGAGCTATATGACACTTTCTGTGATAATGCCTACATATATGGATGCCGAATTTATCTCTCAGGCAATTGAAGCCATATTAAGTCAATCTTATCGAGATTTTGAGCTAATCATCATCAATGATGCGTCTAAAGATAATACAGATCAGATTGTTAGAAAATATGCTCTACAAGACAAAAGAATAAAATACATACGAAATAGGGAAAATTGCGGAGTCGTAAAGACTTCCAATCTAGGCTGTAGACATGCTACGGGCAAATATCTTTACTGTGCAAGTTCTGATGATTGGATAAAACCATGTTTCTTTGAGACTGCGATTGACAATCTGGAAAAGCACAAAGCTTCTCTGTGCTTTCTTGAGACGACTTTTTTGTATGAAAATGGGGAGTATAGACCTCATAAGGCAATCGAAAATGTTAATGAATTAACCTATTATGATCCAGAAAGAGCATTACAGGTTCTTAAAAATTCTTATGTGTCTACCGCTTCAGCAATTGTGAAACTCGATTCTTTTATTAAACAGGGATATTATTCAGAAAAGATGGCTGTGTATTGTGATATCATCTCTCTAAATTTTATCGCTGGGACTGAGGGGTTTGTTTATGTTCCCAAGGAAGGTACTATTTGTAGACTTTATCGTGAACATGAAACGAAATATAACCCTCCATTGAGAGAAAAATTAAAAAGATTGAAAACAGCTCTGGACTACTTCCTAGTAGAAAAGGGAAAGTTCAGATTCTTTTGCTCATGTCAGATGCTTACTAAAGGTATAAATTACAAAGGATTCATCTTTCTTCTTTATCCAAAATATTGGCCTTTGGCTCCTCGTTTGATCTTAAGTAAACTTCAACTTATTCCCAGAAAGATTTCATCTATAAAAAAAGCTATCGCAAGCAAAATATAATTTTCTCTAAGGTGGCCAGATTCAAATCAAAAAGGCTTTGATATGAAAGACATACAAGAGAACGTGACAGCGATCTAGCTTAATTTCCCATTTCGTTTGTTCCTCGGCATCCTTGCTGAGATTTTACTTTCCAATTCGCCAGTATTCAGAAGATGGTTTGCGGTATGATTCTAAATTCAAGCCTTCTATTTCTGGAATCTTAGAATAGTCGACGGTCCCTTTCCTCACACATTTTGCAAGCTTAACACCTGCTCCCATTGAACTTTGATCATTGCACAGGGAAATAAGCTGACTCTTTACAATTTTCTCTTGTTCTTCAAGAGACCTTAGCTGATTAGAAATCTCATTCCATCTGAAGGCAAGCATTCCCCATTCATGCGAGGTCTGGATCTGATAATCCCGATCTGTCATGGCAGGGGATTCGAAGTTCTGCATGCATTCGAAGAACCTTTCCTCTTCTTGAATCATCTTTTGAATGTATTTCTCATCCCTAAAGACCTTAATCACAACTCCTTTTTCTCCATCAAATGAGAAGTAATATGCGAAGTCAACATCGCACACTGAAATTTGATGCTGAAGTTGAGGAAAGTATTTATCGGGAACAATTCCTGATGCAGCCATTTCCTGATCAACCCGTCCAGGGCATTTAATTTCCGCTATAGTGCGTTCATCGAAGCTCATAGCATCAAGGCTTGCCATTTGCCATGATCGTTCATTGTGAAGCTTTATAGAAGGAAATAGAGGCATTCCCAATTGTTCTTCCAATGCTTTGCGGGCTAATGGTTCCTTTCGTTTTCCTTCACTCATGGCAAATGTTTCTGCATCAGATTCTCTAATGCCTATTTTTTCTTGCCAAAGCCTAAAAGGTGTTTTAAATGGGCTTACATTCATCACAATGGGAGCATCACTACTCCCAATGTGTGTTTTGCGCATCTCAAGCCATTCAGGCGTGTTCTGTTCCATTATGCAGCCCCTGCCATTTCAGTATTGCGGCTTTGGATTTTTGAAGATAAATTCCTGTATAATCCGTCATACTTGTCGACAGGTAACTGCTCCCATGCATGTACGCCTTCTTTTGCGTAATAGTTTCTTACGTTACGCACAAAAGTTTCATCACACTGACCGATCAGATTTTCGATCGTCTTCACTTGATCCCGGTTTATGATTTTCTTTGGAGCATCTTCTTTAGCTGGCTGATATTCTCTTTTTCTCTCAGGAGCTGAACATGCATTACCATCATCATCTTCATCAGATGTTACTCCTACCATCGCCGATAAAGCATACCTTCTCATATATGTGAGGGCAGATCCCAGGCCTTGTGCGTTTTGTTTTTCAGATAACACAGGCAAAAAAGATCGAATCCACTGACCACTTGCGTGAGCTAGAGTAGTGATTAAGATCAATTGACCTTCTTTGGTTTCTGTGGTCTGCAAAACAGCAAGTCCATTTTTGCTCAATGGAACCTTGCATGCATTCCAAATACTCGAAAGATCCGCATACGAGCTTTTGAAAAAGGGATTGTTCTTATCTTTGATAGCTGGAGCTATTTCACCTTGTGCTTTTGCAAGTGCCGTAGCTAATTCATTAATTTGTTCTGACTGATACATGATTACGCTCCTACTGTATTAAGTGAGGTTAAGAATTTATTATTAAATGTTTTCCATTCATCTAGCAAGGTAGATTCAGATTTTTCACGATCCACAGCAATAACAGCAGCGGGGAGTTTCATATCTAAGCATCCAGCCATTTCATCTAGGTATCTTTCAAGCTCTTCAGCATTGAAGTCTTCTTTATCATAAATCTGATCTAACACAGCTTGAAACCAATATTTGACGTCACGAATGAGTTTTGTGCTTTCTAAGCACTCTTCACAATCAGGTCGGGGGTTATCATTAAAGCAATACATGTCGAGCTCCTGCGGTTTATTTTGCAAAGATTCATCAACTCGACTTATGATTAGAGCGTCGAATCTCTGCGGTTTGATAGAGGGGTGGAAAGTATCAGTTTCCGCCTCTCACTTTTTCTCAAATTTTAATTTTCATTTCCTTTTTTAGAAACCATGATATACAATCTCGATTTCTGTAGGCCATCATATGAAAAACATAACATTTAGCACAACATAAAAAAATCATGAAGTTAGTCCCAAAGAAACTTAACGCATTTTTAGAAGAGAACGGCATCCAAAAAATGTGGTTCGCAAAGAAAATCAACATTTCGGCAAATTTATTCTATCAGGTTTTAGGTGGCTATGCAATTTTACCTATGAAGTGCTGGGAAAAAACAATCGATCTAACCGGTGGCCTAATAAGTGCGTCTGATCTAATGCACGACAAATACGAAGACAGTGAGTTCATTCAGATACTTCCTGCTAAAAATCACTATGATTTCCATGGAAGGATTAAAGGTTCTCAATGATGAACAGGGCAACAAATTTATTGAAATTAATCAGAGTGCTCGGATAAATAGGTGGGAGTCCTTTTTAGGGGACCCCCACTAGAATTTATAACTTCTGTTTCCATCTCCCGCCAAGGTGCCAGAAACAAAAGTTAGTAGCCAAAAGGCTTAGGATTTTTTTATGCAGTCAAAGAGACCGCCAGTAGTTTTAAACCATGTTAGGAAGAACCCCTTCATGATTCCGAACCTTAGAAAGGCCCGATTTGATTCAAACGAGGTTAACTATCCTCCCCCGTTTGCATTTGGTGAACACATGCTTTGTCATGCATCCGAAGGACACATTATGACACATGTTCCACTTTCGTACAAGATTTACCACATTTACCACATTTATACCAAAAATTTTAGCAGAGATTCGCAAAATAAAAACGCCCCCGATGGCGGGGGCGTACAACGAACTAACAAGAATGAGGAAACTTCTCGGTCTGTAAAGATACAAAAAGACCACATGAATAAAGTCCTAAGCGTAAACAAAGAAGCGCTTAAAACCGACATCACATGGACGTGGGGAAATATGGCATTAAGCCGAATAAAAACAAATGAAAAAATAGGTTGTTAGGGGCAAAAAGTTAACGTCTGATAATATACGTTAATTTTCGATTAAGAATAAAAATCCCTAACAGACTCTATTTTAAAGGAAAACGTAAAATATGTCTGTATCAGCGAAACAAATTGAGCCTCCAAATTATACACAAATTCCAAATGTCGTTTTTGACTATTGGCTGGGCAAATTAAAGCCCGCTGCTGGAATAGTATTGCTTATCATGTGCCGAAAAATCTTCGGTTGGCACAAATCAACGGACCAAATCTCGAAAAACCAACTTTGTAAATCCTCTGGTCTAAGTAAAAATACTATTCAAAGTGCCATTGAAGAACTTGAAGGAGCTGGGCTGATATGTAAATTTCAGCATAAAGGGGAGTATGGTTTCGAAGCTAATACATATGGCCTTAAAATTGATAAACCCTTGGATATCATATATTCAGAAACCCCCGATCAAAATTTGGGTGGGGGTGGGTCAAAATCTGACCTAGGGGTAGGTCAAGAATTGACCCAGGGTAGGTCAAAATTTGACCCTACAAAAGAAAGACCATCAAAAGAAAGACCTACAAAAGATAATAAGCCAGCTACGCCGGCTTTGTCCGAACCTGCGTTCGGACGCGTTGCCTCTTCTTTTTTTCAAAAGCTGAAAGAAGCTAACCCAAAAATCAAAGCTCCCAATCTCGACAAGTGGGCAAATGAACTAAGGCTTCTTTCCAAAGACAGTGATCATGGCAACAGCATCGAAGATATTCAGCAGGTAATTGATTACATCCTTCGGAGCAAACCTTCCTCCAATGGTTTTTGCTGGGCCAATGTGATTTTGAGTCCAGCTGCACTCCGTAAGAATTTCCCCAAGATCTGGGCGGAAATGAATATGCAAAACAAAAATTCGCCAGAACAGAAAATTGAAACCGACAGAAAGTTAGCAAAGAAAATTGTAGAAGAATTTAAGAAGCTAAGAAGAAAAGACTTAATGACAGGTCCAGGCTACATCGAATTCAATAATGGAATGACGTCAGAGCATTGCAAAATAGGCGAAAAGAACTTTAAAGAAAAATGTTTACATCAGTTGAAAAAGAGAAATTTATCAGTGAAAGGACTCATATGACAGCTAGTGAAATATATATCAGAAAAATAGCAGAAAAATTACCTGAAATATGTTGCGTAAACGACTTAATCAGAGTCGGTTTATACACATCACATAAAACCGCCAAGGTGGCAATGCTTGCCCATACATTCCCGGATTTTTTCAAAATGGGGAAGAGAATTGTCATACCAAAAGAATGCGTAATCGAATGGCTTAATAAATCCAAAAACGGAGGGGAAGGTGAGCATCCGCTATCGTCCAATCGATCTGAAACCTCGACGAAAGTCACGCAGTTATCACCGACAAATTGGATGGACTCATGTTGCTAACAGAAGAATCTACTTTAGATCGAAGTGGGAGCTTAGATACGCCCAATACCTCCAATGGCTTAAGGAACAAAACATCATCCAAGAATGGGAGCATGAGCCTCAAACATTTTGGTTCGAGCAAATTAAAAGAGGAACAAGAAGCTATCTCCCAGATTTTAAGGTCACGAGAACCGAGGGAAGCCATTATTGGGTCGAGGTCAAAGGTTATTTCGATAGCAAGAGTCTCACTAAGATCAAAAGATTCAGAAAGTACTACCCAGAAGAAGAGTTAATTGTAGTTGATAGTGAGTGGTTTAATAAAAATGGGAAAACGAATCCGATACTCCAAAAGATGGCTGAAAATGGATCCGCCATATGAAGTTGGTAAAGATGGATTTGGAGTGAAAGACGTGAAAACAAATGAAGAAGGATGGGCAGATGCAAAATTGTACAGACCATACCCATACGACCTTGTGTCAATGCGAACACAAAGAAAAATTATACCAGGTTGGTGGAGCGGACAGAAATGGGAAGGATTACATCTTAGAAGCGATGATTCAATATTTTTTTGGAAACAGGAACAAACAGCATGAGAAACAGAAAGCAGATGAAAATTTCGAAAGTGATGCAGGAATTTCACAAAGGTGATTTGCACAGCGGATCGAAACAGGGTCCTGTTGTTACGGATGATAAACAAGCGAAGGCAATCGCAATGAGTGAAGCGAGAAAAAAAACAGCTAAATTACCAAAACAAAGGAAACAAGCATGAGCCAAAACAAACCTTATGTAGCCGTCATTATTGAAGGCGACAATGAGAAACTTAATTTTATAGCCGAGCTAATAGTTACTGAATGTGTAGTACCCGTTCTAAGGCTGCTTCAGGGAGCTATGGAACTTCAAAACTCGATAGAAGAACACAAGGAAAAATCATGGACAAAAAAATCAAACGAATCAAAAAAACCGTCGAAAAAGACTCAGCCAAAGAAATTAGCCAAATCAAAGACCTCCAAAAAGCCGATAAAAAAAGAGACAAAGTTGTCGAGAGAGCCGAAAAAATTAACAAGAAAAGTCAATGAGCAAAAAAAGCATTTATGAGCCCGTGAAGGACCAATTTAAGGTGCTTCTTGAATACATAAAGATATTAGAGAAAAAAAGTGTCGATGACTCAACGAGCGAAATTTATGCACTCATGGAGTTTATCGACACTGTGAAGCGTCAATGTGAAATCTATCTGAAATACGAACTTATCAAATTAGGAAAGAAAAATGGTTGAAGTGATTCATTACGAGACAGCGAACAAGAACAAAACGATTGGTTATGTAGATATCCGTGTTCCAATTATGAAACCAACGGTCTTAGTACTTAGAAAGATTGCTCATGTCCAAAGCGGAGATAGGAGATGGTTCAACTATCCTTCTTTCTCAAGAGAAATTAATGGACAGCCAAGCTTTTTTAAGTTCTTCGAGTTTGAGACACAAATTTACAACGGACAACTTTTAGAAAGCTTAAGTGACAATGTTAAGGATTATTGTAAGAGGAATGGAATTGAAGGATTGGAGCCAATGAACTTTGACACATTTCCTGAATCAACTAACGAATTGCCATTTTGAGGTGAACAATGCTAGGTGTAAACTATTTATTTTATCTTTCAATGTTTGGAGTTTTTGCTATCGCCTTTTTGGCAGGCGGAGCTTTGGGCATTGCAATGGGCGTTACATATGCCGTCAATTGGATGAAAAAATGAAAAAAATAAAAAATAAAACCAACCCATCCACACATATCTGTGAGGGCATTTCGAATTACAAATTTAGCCCAAGTTTTTGGTCGGACTGTGTAAATCATTGGATATCAATGTGTTTAAGATAGTTAAGAGGAAACAAAAGAGTAATTATCAGACGTTATGATATGGATGTCAGGCCCAACCCTAAAGGAGGGCTAACGAATGAAATTAGACAGACTGATCGAAGTTTTAAATACACTTGGATGTTTAAGCGAAAGCAATGTGGTCTTCAGGTTACATGTTACCTTTGAAGCTGCAAACAAAATACTACATCGAATTGAGAGAGCACATACAAATATTTATTTTATTGCGCCGCATTTGATCGTTATCAAGGGTTGTGAAAAAGAATGGATGTTTACCAAAAAGAAAAAAAGAAACAGAAAAAACTGGAAAGACGTGGCAAAACCGTAGAAATTAAATATATGTCACGGTAATGTCACAAAGACACATCAGATAAGTCTATATGACATATCTAATGTGTCTTTCAGATGTCAATCTGACATATTTGAGACATAAAAGGATATGAAGGCATCAAACATAAATAGGGAAAAAATATGAACGAATGGATTAAAGAATCAGTGGAAATAATCAAAGAGACAGAAAGATTTATTGCTGAAACCGAGATAGCATTGTTTGTTCATGCTCAGCTACTCAAAAACGAAGAGTTAGAGCAGAACGAATACTACAAAGGATTCAAGGAGGCTATGGTTTTGGTGCTAGAATATGTTCATGAAATGACAAGACAGAGAAAAATTGTGAAAGACCATGAATCATCCATTATGGAGATCGTACGATGAATTTTTCAAAGTCAGGATGGACAGCAGGAAAAGAAGCACATACTAATAATTTTAATAATACTCCCATTAACCATAAGCCTCCTTATTTAAAAAAGGATACTGAAGGAAAAAATGTTAAGAATTCTGATCACTTTGATGGTCTTTTGTACATGTTTAGCGAATGCAAACGAGACCGATTACATACTTAGAGCATTTGGAGGCTATAACTCCATTGCGATGAGCATATATCCTGAAGCGAAAATGAAAACTCGCGCAGGAATAGTAGTTGGAATTGGTATCGGTAAACAAATCCATGACTTCATCTTTTTAGAAGGAGAGATGTCCTATCGCTATAATGAAACGGGCAAGATCACAATTCATGGAAAAGAAAAGCAATTTGTATTACCCGTTCATGGTGACGTTACATCTCTTACAGCGATTTGGAACGTTCTATTCGAATTTCCCACATATAAGGTTATTAAAACCTACATTGGCACCGGAATAGGCTGCACAGCTCAGTATGCCAACTGGAGCGTCAACGTCATACAAGATTCAGCATGGTATGATTATGAAGGCGGCGGAAGCTTTGCCTATACCTATCAATTAATCGCAGGCATTCACATACCCGTTTCATATTGTTACTACTGCTGTGCTGAGCTTAGGCTATTAGATTCTGTTTTAGACCACATGTGCGAAAATAATAGATCGTTAATTTTTTCATTCAATAAAATATTTTAGGAGCTTGAATGAGTCTTGAATCAATAAAAAAATCACTAAACAAATTTGAAGAGTCTCATGCACTTGATCCGCTCTTTCATCTTAAGGGTGTAGCAGCTCACAACCTTCTAAAAGAAGCAGTGAAATCCCTGATTGAAATATATGAGAGATTACCACCTGCAGAACACAACGAATCTACAGAACCCTTCATTACCCTAATGGAATTTTATGATCACACTCATCTCTGTCATCCAAGCACAATAGCCAAAATGTTTAAAGATGACACATGGTTCTTCCATAAATGCGGTAAAAGACTTGGCAAGAAGTACTACATACAAGAAATTACTGCAATAGATTACCTGTCTAAATGCAATAGCGTAAAGCTACGCAAGAAAGCCTTAGAGATTAAATCACATAGAGAAATTAAGGAGAAGCCATGCAGTCAAAAGCATACAATGTTGCCGCAGCTCTTAGTCACATAAAAAAGGCCGAAAGAATTCTAAAGCAACTAGGCTTGCTTAACTACAAGACAAGCGGGGACATATACTCAGTCTCCACCTATTGCATTAGTAAAATTGAAGAATACAAAAAGGTATAAAATGTCAGTCGAACTAGTAGTGACTATACGAGATGAAGAAAAGCGTAAGCTTACCAGAGAATTCCTTATCTATGAGCCAATAGCTATGTCTGAACAAGACCCAGTAATAGATAAATGTGTGAAAGAGGCTATTGAAGAATTTAAAGGAATTCCTGATGATATAAAAATAAAAGCAACAATGATCCTTAGATAATTATGGCACGGAATTTGATTCCCATCGATTGGGAAATGGCAGATGAACTCTTAGCATGTGGATGTCCCGGAACTGAAATAGCAGCATTTTTCGGGATGCATGCAGACACTTTTTATGATAGGGTTCTCAAAGAACGCGGAGTCTGTTTTTCTGCTTATTCCGCTGAAAAGAAAGCAACTGGCGAAGCCTTAATAAGAAAAGCACAATATGACAAAGCTCTAGGGCTTTCTAAGAAAGGCGATAACACATTATTAATCTGGCTAGGTAAGCAAAGACTCAATCAAAAAGAGAATGTCACTGAAGAAATAGTGGCAGAAGCTCTCACTAAGCCATTCGAAGCTCTCATGAGTCAATTGAACAATCTTCAATCAGATAAGAAACCAGACGCTCATGCCTGAGGCATTTTTCTAGAGAGGGAGCTTTTCTTAATGTAGCATTTGCGACACAAGGGTACAAAATCATCCCAGCTGAAACTGGATTTACTCCAAGATTCTTTGCACTTTGTACATAACATTTCAGTATCAGGCTTTACTTTAGATTCAGCTTCCAATGTCTTAACTCTATTATCCAAGGCGTTAAGCGCTATTAAGACGCCCTGATTTCCTTCTCCAGGTCTGAGAGTTTTTCGTGATAATTGCCATATCATATAATCAGCAGACTTATCAGAGGTATCCAAAGAGTCATATTTACATTCTGGGTACACATAACCAAATAATTTCTTTAACAATTTCATGACTGTTCCTTTATGCTAATCCATTCCACTATTCGATATGTTCCTCAATCTCATCGATAACTAGCTTATGTCTTATTTGAAATGCCTTCCCTTCGATCTTTTCAAATGTAGCATCTACTTCAGCAACATAGCATGTAATCGTAGCACTGTACATGATGCAAGGCTCTTCTCCAACTTTATCATAGTCAGCTTTCAGGATAAGAATATCTGGATTTCCTTTAGCAGCAAGCGCAAATGCTCCAACATCCTTCTTGCATTCTTCAAATGATACGAAGTTTGAAAATGTAAGAGTCTGCTCATATTTGAGTTCTGCATGAGCTAATGAACATAAACATACCATGAAAAGTGCTAGTATAAATCTCATTTTACATCCTAATTTGCTATTTTACTGCGCTTAAAATATCGCGCATAATACCTAGCATACATAACATATCTGTATGATTTAGAGGAATATGCTTCATCTGTTGAGGCATTTCTTCGATGCGTTCCATAAGGTTGCCAATAAATGTAAGAAGCTCTGTTCGATTTAAGCTGTGGTCTTCATTCATGCTTGCATTATCAGCGCCTAAACATTTTTTTCAAGCTTGTAAACAATGTGCGTGAGATCTAGCTTACTATTTTCAAATGTAAAAAGGAGATTACATATGGCAGCTTCAGTTCAAGCAGATATTTATCGTATTTCTGATGGTAAGGGGGGTTACAACACATTCTATCCAGATACTCCGAACAATAGGAAAGTAATGGAGGATGGAATTGGAAAAATCAAGGCCACAATGGGAAATAAACTTATACCTTGCCTGTTCATTACTCTTTTTATCGGGAGTGCAGCCTATCTTACCTTTAGCTGCTTAATTACCAATTGTTTTGATTCTTCTCAAAACGATGCCCAACAACATAAGTGTGAGATTTTTTGCGATACTCCAACCAAAATTTGGTCATGCGCTGGAACGATAATAGGTTTAATAGGTACTACAGCAAGTTGTTGCTATGCATGCTATAAGAAGTGAATATTATTCTTGTGGCTCCTTAGGTAAAGCTATCCAATGTGTGAAGTACTCTACAAAGTTTGTGTAGTGTACGAAGTGCCAATGGACATAGAAGGTCAAAGGTTTTTTGATTTCTTTGTTCCATATTACTATGTATTGATTGGGAGAGGGGAGTGCCTCTTCGATGCTTATCCAATTCATCAACAACACCATTTCTTAGGAGGATGTTCTATTTCCAAAGATGGTTTTGGTGGCAACGGCATCCAGTGGGTTACTCTGTATAAACTATTGTCTACAGAATGTAGTTGATATGGCTCCATTATCCAGTCGATAGATTCCTGATAAGTAATTGTATATTTCCCAATAGCAAAACCTTCAGAGGTATCGATGCACAAAACCTGTTCGTCTTCTTTTGGCAATCTATCTTCAACGCTAATCCATTCCATCATTTCTTCCCCTGCCTCTCGGTCTTTTCCCATGTCTGTAGCCAATAATAACTTCTCTTTTTTTCAAGAGATGGCTTTCTTTCTACACTTTCGCATCCAGCATTGATCTGCTTGCCGGCGCCGGCAAGCAGATCAGGGGCAGGATTAGGATCGCAGTAACATGTTGAGCAACAGCAGAATGAAAGGTAATGTATGGGATTAATGCTCATAAAATCACTCTTACTGCCCAATTTACTGCTTGGTAATATTCATTTTAGTCTCTCACTGGGTTTTACAGAGGGAAAGTTCTGCATTATATAACGCCTGCACTGCACAATATAACGGTAAGGGCTGCATTATATAACGGTTAGAGGTCTTTCGAGCTAACTACTTTAATCATCACGGAATGGCGACGCCCAGTTCTTTCTATCTTCTTCTGAATGAGGTGCATTGTCCGGGTCAATTTGATCTAATGCCTTTCTCTCATATTCATTCCCCGGATTATTTCGATCACTTTCTTCCTGCATTTTCTCTGGGGTTCTAGGTTCGATTGGAATTTCATAGGCTGCTACATGCATAGTATAAAAGCCGCAAGTTAGAACTAAAAAAACAAATCTGAGTACGCGATAAAACATAATTTTCCTATTGTGTTTGATTTTCAAAAGTTTTGAGTATTTTGCTTTCTTTGTTTGGATGTATTTAATCATTGTGAAGTCCTCACTTCCTGTCTTGTCTGTCATTCTTTTCCCATGACTGCAGCCAATAATAGCTTCGTTTCTTTACTAATTCTGGCTTCCTGTCTACAGGATCACACCCAGCATCTTTAGGCTTATTAGGTGTCTTAATCTCATTGTCTTCGCTCTTACAAAAGAAACAGCAGCAAATAGACTGATAATGGACTGGATTAATGCTCATTTTTTTACTTCCTTCAATTGTTCACCTAGAGCAGCTATTATCTGATCTTTTAAAGACTGGACGCGGGAATTCCTCTCTTCTATTTCTTGAAGGATCTTTTGTATTTCTTTGTTGGCTTCGTTGGCTTGATGAAATGCATAGGCTTGATGTGAGCTGTTACTCATTGCAAATTTAGCTAAGGGACTATGTGACATGATTATTCCTAAGCTTTTTATGATTTATCCCAATCAGACCACCTGCCAACACCATGGGTCATTCTATACTCCATCTGATCTGCATAACAGTCAAACTTCTTGCTAGGGTCATAAGGTTTTCGAAACTTCTTTCTTATGTATAAAGCAGTAAGAATCAAAGGAAATGAGATGGGAAATGTGATTAGAATCAGGAGGAACGTAACGACAGTGAGGAAAAAACTAAAGAAAACACAAAGCCTGTGCAAAATCATATATCCTCGTTAACGTCGAATGCATCCATTGAATATTTAAACCAATAAAGTTATATAAGCTCTTAATGACTCTTCCATTAGCACCAAAGCAACTCGAATTTATCATTAATAGCACAGCGCGCTGGAATCTTGCCCATGGTTCTGTGAGATCTGGTAAGACGGTAGGAACCCTTTTCAGATTTATGCAAGCTGTTGAGAACTGTCCTGATTCTCAGATCTTTATGGCTGGACATACTTCGGATACCATTTATCAAAACGCTATTAGACTTCTGTTAGAGAGTGAGCAACTCTCAATTTTCAGACCCTTTTGTACATGGTATGCAGGTAAAAGACAACTCAAATTTCGAGACAAAACCATTACTACTCTAGGGGCTAAAGACGAAGGTGCTATAGGACAGTTTCAGGGTAAGACATTCTCTCTATTTTATGGAGATGAGATGGCACTTTATCCTGAGTCTATTATTGACATGATCGATACGAGACTATCAAATCCACACAGCATGGGTTTTGGTAGTATGAACCCCTCTCATCCCACTCATAAGCTTAAGAAATGGATAGACATGGCAGAAGAGGGAGATCCCAACTACTATGCTTTGCACTATAATTTAGACGATAATCCCTATCTTGAAGATGACTATAGAAAGCGCATTAAGAACAGCCTTAGCGGCGTGTTCTATAAGCGGAACTATTTAGGTCTGTGGTGTTTGGCTGAAGGGGCAATCTTTGATTTCTTTGATAGAGACATCCATGTTGTTGCAAGACCTCCGAGAGCTGCAGAATATTGGGTTGCCGGCGTTGACTACGGAACAGTGAATAATTTCTCTTGTGTACTTGTAGGTATTAACACAGGAAGAACAACCCAGACTGGAGTGTGTAGATGGGTAGAAAAGGAATATGTTTGGGATTCCAGAAAGAGGGGAAGACAGAAGACCAATAGTGAATATGCAGATGATGTAGCTGAATTCTTAGAGCCATATGGAGTCAAAGCTGTTTATGTAGATCCAAGTGCAGCAGCCTTCAAGTTAGAACTTCGCAAGAGGGGACTGCATATAGTTGACGCTGATAATGATGTAATTAATGGGATCACTTTCATGACTTCCGAAATGCAAAAGGGTAATCTCTTTGTATGCGAAGAATGCTCTGATCTGATACGAGAAATCGAGTCCTATGTATGGGATCCCAAGGCATCAGAGAAAGGCGATGACGCTCCATTAAAGAAAGACGATCACAGTATCGATGCCATGAGATACGCTGTATTTACTCATAAGATTGCTACATTTGATTACGAAGCCCATAACAAAAAGCAGAATGACTACATGCAGAACAGGTTCAATTCAGTTTTTAGGTGATGACGCTCTGACTAGATGCCCTCCTAGTCTTGCCCACGCGCCATCTCTATGTTCTTTATCTTCAAAAATCAAATATTCAAATTGTCCATTGCACTTTTGTAATTCTATTTGTGTATCACCAAGTGCTTTAATAGTTACATATTTATGTAAATTATACATTGTCCCTAAGTGTTCAATCCACATATTATGTCCCCTAATTCTTACTTAATTTTTCAGCTATTGCTTCTAGAATCCATTGATTTCTATAAACGGTCCCTACTCTTGACTTCCTGTTTTTTTCCATTTCAGTATAAATATCCTTAGGGATACGCAGTGTCATTTTATAATCGCCCATTTCTTCAGGGGAAACTTTATCACCGGTTGTTGATCCACCACGTGATATAATCTCATCGATCGAGGACTCATCTATTTTCTTTTCAGCTTTTTTCCGTACTGTCATTTCGTTTGTTTCGTTTGTTGTATGTCTTAAATATGTCTGAAATGAGTCATAGATATGTCTCTATGACTCAAAGATGGCATCACAGAGACTCCTTATCTCAGCTAATGCTTTCTTATCTTGAGTTTTCAATTCTGTCACGCCTAAACCTTCGGCAGCTGCATTTGCGAATGCCTTTCTCTGGCCAATATGAATTGCCACATAAGTGATGCCTTCGCTTTCTTTTATTATGTCTGCTGAATCTTGGTTATCGATACCTTGAGGATCGGCGCGGTTTATAACAGCCATAGCTTTTAGCTTAGGGTTTACCATTCTAATTTCTGAAAGAAGGGATGTCACATTGCCAATAGTCCAAACATCTAAACTTCTGGGTTGAAAAGGAGCTAAGAAAATATCAGCCACAGTTAATGCCGATCTTTGAGTTTGCGTGTCACGACCTCCGGCATCAACGATTATATCATCATAATGCTCAGTTAACTTTTCAAGTTGTAATCCTGTGCCTTTTCCAATGATTTGCACTGTTGTCCATGGAGTAACAATATTCTGGTTTTCTCTATGTTCGACCCAATCAGATGCGCTTCTTTGTTCATCTGCATCAACCAGTAGAACCTTTCTGCCAGATAAAGATCGAAGTACTGTAAGATTGGTAGCAAGGGTGGTTTTACCACTCCCTCCTTTAATTCCTCCAACAACTAAAATCATACGGACTCTTTTGTGTGGCGATTTATAAAAACGCTTATGAGAGTAATCATGTGTCTTTCTAGATATGTTCTCATTTGACCATTTGTCAATTGAATGTCGTACATGGATAGGTTCATCCAGATCGTTTGAGCCATTTGCTTAGTCATCAGTTCAAGGTCGGGAAGGGTAACTGCTGTGGATGTGTGTCTGTTCGCATATTCAATCATTTCTTGAATAGTATCAAAATTCTTACCGTTATAATGTGCCGTCATAATGTCTCCGATATGCCATTCATACATATCCTTAGCGCATTCAATGTGTCTTAAATATGCCAAGAATATGTCAAAGATGAGGCAATATGACATCAAATATGATAAGTTGCAATATTTTAATTTAAGTTGCAATCATTCGTTCATAGTTTACAATTGATGCATTTTCGAAATAATTCATAAGGAGTGCTATGAATGTTTGTGTCCAGTGCAAAACGCTTCACAAACGTAGATCTGAAGTTTGTAAAAGCTGCTATTACAAAAGATATCATGAATTAAAATATCAGAAAAAAGAAACCGCATGTGCAATTTGTAGTGAAGTGTCAAATTTAGGTCATAAAAAATACTGTGTAAAATGTAGAGATAAAATTCCAAATAGATGCATAGATTGTGAGAAAGAATTCTTTTATAAAGCAAAATATAAAAGATGTACTACCTGTCAATATCATTGGTATAAAAACAACACACCTGAACTGTTTGCTCAAGTTCGGCGTAAGGTTGCAGAAAGGCATAATGCAAAGCGCAGAGAAAGATTAGGCCTGCCTGTCGATCATGTATTTCCTAAAGGACCTAAGGGAGAGGGTTATGTAAATATAAAGGGATATCGAAGATTTTGGAAAAAGGATCAAATAACGAAGAAATATGTAAGTAAATATGAACATGTAATTGTGATGGAAAAGTATTTAGGCAGAAATCTTTTAAAGAACGAAAGAGTGCATCATAAAAATGGTATACGTGACGATAATAGGTTGGAAAATCTTGAATTATGGGCAATAGGTCAACCTCCTGGCCAAAGAGTAAAAGATAAAATTGAATGGTGCATTGAATTTTTGAATCATTACGGGTATAAAGTAGTCAAAGAATAGACCTTAATAAAGGAGGAAATTTGTCATTTTATTATCCACCATGGAATTCTGATTTAGAACCAAGTTCTGGAAGTGTTCGACAATGGCTAGATAATCTATATTCAAAATTTCAACCTATAGAACAGTCTTAAAGCGGGACTGTTAGTAAAGCAATTAAAAGCGCTGGAATCAATCTAATATTGATACATTGTTTTACGCAGGGAGAGGAGATTTTTAGGTTGTGGCCCTGTATAAATCTCCTCTGATTGACTTGGACCTCCTTATGGGAAGACAAGGCGGAAGCGAAAGCACCGTGAACGACTGAGTGAGGAGACGTCGAAAGATGAAGCGACAGTCTGATCTCTATGGTAACATAGAGAGGGAGATCCGAAGAGGTTTCCCCGCCAACATTTAAGTTTAATTAAATATTTGGTCATATAAGTAACAGCAGGCACAGAGTTTTGTTAATAGATATTTTAATTTCTCTCCAACCACTAGCTATCAACAGTATTACTTCAATTTGATTCAGCAGCCCGTGAATATGATTACGGGTTATCAGCGTCAGCATCGTAAAGCGATCATGTACGAATCATCTGAAGGCGCAGATCCACAGACAACGGATCAATACACTAAGTTAATGATGCATGTTGCTAACAAAGAAGGTGTTCATGAGCAATTTTCTAAGGCATGCGAGCTTGCTGCTGTTTCTGGCATGGTTTTGTTGCAGCCTTACTTGGATTTTACTGGAGATGACCAAGCCCAGGGGGATTTAAAGCTTAAGGTTTGGGAATATAATTCTTTCCTAGTAGATCCCTATTTCAGAAATCCTGATATGTCTGATGCTCAATTTGTCTGGTGTCAGGAATATATAAGTAAAAAAGAAGCAGAAGACAGATTTCCAGATAAAAAAGATATCATTACACCCATGGCTGGAACACCTCAGAGATATGGAAGTTTTTACTTTCTCCCTGAGAATTATAACATGGCGCGTAATGACTTAATGGTGCTCTCTTATGTTTGGTATAAATGGAAAAAAAGCAAAAAACGTCTTTATAGTAAATCAAGGAATCAGTTCTTCGATTTTGCTGGTGGGGATTCCCAGATGGAAGCCCTTTTATACAATATTCCAGACATGGAAGAGGTTACAGTTGAAGTTCCTTGCTGGAAGCTTGCCGTTGTACTTAACGATCAGCTCATGTTTCAAGGAGACAATCCACTGGGCTTTGACGGTTGTCCGTTTATTCCTGTCTTTTGGAATTATGAGCCTCATATTAATTACCATGATCTTCGCGTTAGGTCTCTTGTACGTACAATGCGCGATCCTCAGTTTTTGTTTAACTATAAGATAATAACCAACAATGACATAGCAGCAGCTACAATCAATGCCGGATGGAAAAGAAAATCAGGAGCTGTCGCAAATGAAGATAACCTGAAGAAATCGGGCCAGGGTTATGACGTCATTATCAATGAAGGTTACGAACTATCAGATGTTGAAAAGATTATTCCAAGTGCAGTTCCTCAGTCTGATCTAGAACTTGCTCAGCAAATGGCTGATTTAATCCAGCAAACGTCTGGCATTAATATGGAAAACTGGTCTGGTCAACAAGATAAGCAGATTTCCTCTCTTACCATGATGCTAAAGTCAGCTGCCAATCTGATGGTATTCCAGAAATATTTTGATCAGTGGGATTATTCGCTCAAGCTTCTAGGCGAAAGACTTATGGAAATTGTTCTCAATAATTGGGAAGCGCCTAAAGTACAAATGCTTATAGGTGAAGAGCCGTCACCATATTTCTACTCTAAAGTTTTCTGCAAATACAACACGGTT